ATCAGCAACAGGTTCGCAAGCTGACCAATGTTCGTGGTCAGACCGAACGCCTCATGCGAAGCAGTGGGTCGCTTACAAATAAACCATTGCCGGGCTTCATGTATTTGTTCTTTTATGATGCCAAGCACAAGGATACATTGCCATACTGGGATAGGTTTCCACTGGTCTTTCCTTATAGATTGATTCCTGATGGATTCTATGGTCTTAATCTTCATTACTTGCCCTATATGGTTAGATTCAAAATACTAGCCAAATTGACTGATTATGTAAACAATGACAAAAACGATCAAACCACAAAGATTCGACTTAGTTGGAATCTCATACAGAGTGCAGCCACGCTAAGGCCATTGCAAGCCTGTGTCAAACACTACCTCTATGCTCATGTTGAAAGTCGTTTTCTTAACATAGCCTACCCAGATTGGGTCACTGCCAGCCAACTGCCCGTAGAGCAATTTGTTGGCGCCAATAAAACAGCTGTCTGGCGTGACAGCAGGAAGACATACTAATGGCCGCTTTCAGCATAGAGAATTTTAGATCCACTGTAGCCGAAACTGGTCTGGCTCGCAAAAATCGTTTCGAAGTACTATTGGCTGCTCCACCACGGGTATTAGAAGGGCTGGATTATAGCAATCAGGCACTGAGCCTCATGGCCGAAAGTGCAGTATTTCCTGAACTCAACATCAATGCCGAAGTTTTCAGTAGCTGGGGTCCAGCCATACACAGACCCAAAAGCATAAACTATGGCGGATTCATGATGCTGGCTTTTCATGTAGATCAAGACATGCGTGTGAAAAAACTTTTTGATCGATGGATGCAGAGCATAGTCGATGGTCGCCAATACACTGTAAGCTATCAGCAAGACTACATTGCTCCTTTTGTAAACATTACACAGCTTGACGATCAGGACAACGAAGTCTACACCATAACACTCGAAGAAGCATTTCCTGCAACACAGACTCAACTGGATCTAAATCATGGCATACAGAATGCCTTTCATCTCTTACAAGTGAATTTCAGATTTAGACGCTGGTACGAAGGTGAGCCCAGATACGGTGTGAATACCAACAGAAATAGTTTGGATAGAAACAGCATTATACCTACTGATCCACCGAATTTTGCCACCATCACTGGAGATGTAAATCAAGAACTTGGAGCAGGAACCTTTAATTCTCTAGGAGCAGGAGCCTAAAATATCATGCCTTTACCAGTACTTGAAGTGCCGACATATGAAACCATTGTACCCAGTACACGAAAACCCGTAAAATACAGACCATTTTTAGTCAAGGAGCACAAAGTATTGTTGATGCTCAAAGATGCCGAGAGCAAAGACATAACCCGAATTGTCAGTGAAGTTGTTGATAATTGCACATTCAATAAACTTAAGATAGATCAACTGGCTTTCTTTGATCTTGTGCATTTGTTCATAGAACTCAGAAAAGCCAGCATAGGCGAAGTTTTAGATCTCATAGTAAATTGTGAGTGTGGTACTAAAATTGAAACACAGACAAATCTGGGTTCAGCCAAGATTATTAACAGCGAAGGTCACCAGAATCGCATAGCATTATCCAGAAGTGTTGCCATAGACATGCGGTATCCGCATCTGGACGAAGGTCTTGAAGCATATCTAAGCACTGATGCTGATAAGGTGATTGATCTTTTATGTGACTGCATCGTAGGCGTACATCAGGACAATGAATTTTACGATGCCCGTGAAAGCACTCGAGAAGAAATGGTGAACTTCATAGAACAACTTAACACCAAGCAGTTAGAAAAGTTGATGAGCTTTTTTAGCACCATGCCCAGAGTAGTCCTAGATGTTGTCACGGATTGTCCGAGCTGTAAAAAGCATCACGAATTAAAATTAGAGGGTCTAGACAATTTTTTCGTCTAGGCCTGGCCCAGGAAAGTTTAGAAAACATGTTTCGCTCAAACTTTGCTTTGATGCAATTTCATGGTTATGATCTAGCAGTACTTGAAAACATGATGCCCTGGGAACGGGCCGTATACATTGATTTACTGATGTTACATATACAAGAAGAAAACCAAAAAGCCAACATGAGGCGCATAGCACAACAGGGAGCATGAGATGTTCGGTAAGAAAAAAGAAGAACCCAAGGTCGAAGAAACCAAAGAAGAAGATTCTAAATTAATCCCTGGCAATGAAGCCAAAGAGGATTGGATGACCAAAAAATGGCGTCCCATGATGGCCATGATGTATATGCTTTGCTGTTTGGCTGATTTTGCCATATTTCCTGTGATGTTTACTATTGTACAGTTCTGGGAAACACAAGCAGCTAATGATGCCTTTCGCCAATGGGTTCCAATTACCTTGCAGGGCGGCGGTTTGTTCCACGTAGCTATGGGTGCGGTACTGGGTGTTAGCGCTTTTGGTCGTACACAGGAAAAGATTGCTGGCGCAGCCGGTGGTGTAGCAACACCAACTTTGAGTTCAGAGCCACCTAAGTTTACTCCAAGTCCAACTCCTCCGTCGGGAATGATATCTGGAGGTATTATGCCTGCTCAACAAAACATGCAACAAAACATGGCACCTAGACCACAACCAGTAAGTTATGCTGATCCTGGTAGCAACATGCCCTTGTCAGAGCCTGCGGGTGCAGTAGCAGCTCCTGTAGCCCCCAGAGAAGATGGCATGCCTCGTCCAACTGTTCGTAGACCAATCTAATGGCAAAAAAGACCAAACCAGCCGATGCTTTGCCTGGCATGTTCAAAAACATGCTGGGCGTGCAGGCCAGGCCCATACAGAATCAGGGACAGTTGCCCGAAGGCTATGAGAAGTTCATAGAAGGTGTGCCTGTGAAGGCCATGGGCACGCGTGAAGTATTTGCTCAGGCCGGCAAGGACATTCTGGGCAATCTCAATACCTGGTGGAAAGGTGGTCTCGAAGCATCTGATGATGCTTCCAAGCCATTGAAACCCCCTGAATCCGGTCCCAAGGCATCGGCCAAAGTAGCCAAAGAAAAGACCGGCAAAGACAATACCGATAAACTGCTCAAAGTTTATAATGCCAACAATGACATACTTCAGAAAGTTCTTGGCGAAATTACATTGCTAAGAAAAATAACCGAAGGCAGTCTAAAATTTGAAAAGAAGGGACGTGGCAGTGTATACCGAGATGCCATTACTGGTACCTTTGTTAAACCACAGATATCTACACCGGCTGCCGGTGGTCCTGTAAAATCCACTGCAGGCAAAGTAAGTTTTGACGAACAGAAGCCAGCCGAAGCACAGGCTGCCGAAGCTCCTAGCACAGGCAGCACTCTGTTGGGTGCTGCGGCTGAGATTTTGCCTGATGTACTTAACCGTAAACCTACGGTGGGCGCTCCAGCTCCAAAACCCAGTCCAGCAGCTGGTGGAGGATTTTTAAGCAAAGCAGCCAAGTTCATGGGCGGCAAAGGCGGCCTAGTAGCAGCTGGCGTAACTGGTGCCATAGGTGGCGGCATGTTTGCCTATGAAAAATATGGACAGGCCAGCAACGAAAAGCAAGCCGAAGTCATGGCTGCACAGGACCAGCTCAAGTCCGGAGAAATATCTCAGGCCGAATACAACAAGAAGGTAGAAGAAGCCGATAAAAAAGCCACCATAACCAAAGGCGAAGGCATTGGTGGTGGCGTAGGTCGAGCCGGTGGTGCCATTGCAGGCGCTAAGGTCGGTGCTAGTTTCGGCAGCTTCTTTGGACCCGCAGGAACTGTGGTTGGAGGGCTAGCTGGTGGTGCTTTGGGCTACATGGCTGGCGGAAGCATAGGCGAAGCCGTAGGCAACATAGGCGGCAGGATCAGTAATTTCTTTGGCGGCAATAGTAATAAAATAGAAAACAACATACAAACCAATAAGACAGGTAGTTTTTCAGTAGCTAGTCCACAGGGTAAGATAGAAGGCATGTATGCCGACGGTAAGTACTATATCAATGGTCAAGAAGTTTCTGAAAAGGAATATCAGGCCACCAAAGAAAAATACGGTGTTACAGGTAACAAAGAAAATTCCATGGCCAGCAAGCTCATGTCTGGCAAAGCTGCAACAGTTGGTGACATTGGTACAAAAACTTCGCTTGCTGGTGCAGAACCAGCAACTGCCAACCTCAGTCCCACATCGCCCAGTCAATCTGGTAGTGTCATGCAGGCCTATAGCACGGCCAATCGCGACATGCAGGCCGAAGGAACTGGAGGTACAACTGTCATAAACAACAATAGTTCTCAGGCAGCTCCGCAACCACAGCAATCGGGAATTATACCATTGAAGCCTCAGATTAGACCTGAAGCCAGTACCTTGACTCGCTACCTAGATCGTGTAGCGAGTTATTAATCTTCTTCCGAAGGTTCGAGATTGTCAAACATCACGGTCCGACCTTCGACATCTTTTTTAAGAACATCTAAAAATTCATAGAGCTTGACGATGCATTCGTCAACGCCTGCTTGCTCTTCGGGTTTAAAGGCTTCACGTTGCTTGGCCAAGCAGAGCAACATGTAGGCTACACTTAAATCGTTATAAGAAAATTTTGCCATGTTTTAATCGGGGCGTTGCCGCCCCGATCCCAATTACTTCTTGGCTTCGGCTTTCTTGGGCTCTTCTTTCTTTACTTCGCCCTTGGGAGCTTCTACGGGTTTACCATCTTTGCCTACGGGACGAACAACAGGCTTCTTGCCATCGTCGGGCTTAGCGGCTTCGGCTTTGGGAGCTTCTTTCTTGGGTTCTTCTTTCTTGGCGTCAGCGGCAACGGCTACAGACAAACCAAGAGCTGCAAACAATGCGATAAGTGCTTTCATTTTAGTTCCTTAAAAAGTTAAATCGATGTTGGCCTACTCGGATACCAGCGGCCATCAGATAGGGACGCTTGGCTGGTATCGTCAGTCTGACTCTAGTCATCGTTGGCTAGTTTGGCAAAGTACGAGAGGCTTTCCTCATCATCATCAAAATCAGTTTCTTTTCTCGGTGGCGGTGCCTTGGGCTTGGCCGGAGGAGCAGATTTTTCTGCTGATGCGAAACGAGTCGAAGGTACTTGTTCTTCGTCCTCATCTAAACTCATCTGTTCGGCACGACGTGGTGCTTGTCCAGGCGCATTTAGAACGCTGTCAAGTTTCTTCTTGAGGTCTTCATAGCTCTTGAAGTGACGCTCATGATGAAAATCTATGAGACTGTGTTGCTGAGACCAAATTTTTTCAATATCAGCATCATCTTCGCTCAGTGCGCTGGGCTTGTCAAATTCTGACTTATCGTAGTTACGATAGCCTTCGACATTGCGAATTTTAAGCTTGAAGTTTGCGCCTTCCCAAAAGTCAAAGGGATTGATGGGCTTTTCATCTTCAAACTGAGGTTCGGTTACGTCTTTGATCTTGTCCCAAATCTTTTTACCGAATTTATACAAGAAGACTTTGCCTTCGTTTTCGGGACGCTTGCTGTCGCTGACAACCAGAATGTTGACAATGTATTCTAGTTTGCGTTTTTGCTTACGAGCAACTTCTTTGTTGGCTTCTACACCTGAATTCCAAAGCTCCTGATTGAGCTCACCGACCGGATCGTTTTTGCCGATGGTGGTCAGGCTATTTTCAATGTACCACTTGCCCGTAGGTCCTTGAAAGGCATGCTTCCAGACACGCACAAAGGGAAATTCTTCGCCTTTGGCTGGTGGCAAGAAACGAATGACTGCATAGCCATTGCCTGCTTTGTCTACATCGGGAGTCCAAAAACGATCATCATTCTTATCGTTTCCGGCTTGGGGTGCGCTGATGCGTTCTACTTCTTTGACCAGCTTGTCGAAGCCTCCGCGCGATTTGCGAAGATCAGAAAGACTAGTAAATGCCATGGTATTTCTCCGTATTAAAAGTATTAGTAGTATTAACGTCGTTTAGCATGTGTATCATAATAAAGATTTGCATCATACTCATCATCTAAATCGACATCAGCCTTTTTATAGGTTGATGCCAAATTATATATTAACTTCTTGTGTTTGTCTATGCGCGAACTCATGCCTTTTTGAACTTTATGCAATTTTGGTTCACGCTCTTCATCATATTTA